GTGGCCCTCAGTGATACCAAACTACGCAGCATCAATGACAAGCCATACAACGGCGCGCCAGAAGTAACAGATGGCGACGGTCTCAGCGTGCGTATAACCCCTACCGGAACGATTACGTTTCAGTTTCGGTACCGATGGAACGGTAAACCTGTTCGCCTTTCTATTGGACGCTATCCAGCTACCTCTCTGAAAGAAGCGCGCGTAATAGTCGGCGAGATGCGCGAATTGTACCTCAAGGGGCTAAACCCTAAAAATTATTTTGCCAAAGAGGATGGCGAGCTGACGCTGAAAGAGTGTCTCGATCAGTGGTGGAACAAGTATGTTGAAACCCTGAAGCCTAATACACAGACTTTATACAAGTCAGTTGTGTACAACACTATGTACACAGAATTCCCGGATGCCCCCGTCGTCAACATCCCTGTTTCAGCATGGGTTAGGTTTTTCGATAAGCAGGAAAAGAAAAACGGCAAAAAGGCCAGGGTACTTCTCCTGCAGCTGCGATCAGTAATGAACTGGTGTATCAGCCGACAACTCATACCTTCGTGCGAGGTTCTGAAGCTCAGCGTTAAGACGATAGGAAAGAAGCCGGATGTTGGTAGCAGGGTTTTAACCTATACCGAACTGGCAAAAATATGGCTCGCGCTGGAAAACAACAAGATCGTTACTTCCAACAAGGTGCTTCACCAACTGTTGTTGTTGTGGGGAGCCAGATTGTCAGAACTTCGCCTGTCTACTAACAGTGAATTCAATATGGACGATCTTATTTGGACTACTCCAGCTGAGCATTCAAAAATGGGGAATGTTATTCGTCGTCCTGTTTTTGAGCAGGTAAAGCCTTTTGTAGAGAGGCTTTTAAATTCGGGTAACACCGTCCTGTTCCCTGGCCAGGAACTGGATAAGGCAATAGATCGTTCGTCAGCAAATCTCTACATGAAAAAACTAAGGGATAAAATTGATATACCTGAATGGAGAACGCACGATTTCAGGCGCTCACTGGTAACGAATTTGTCAGGGGAGGGAGTTATGCCCCATGTCACCGAAAAGATGCTGGGGCATGAACTGGGTGGTGTGATGGCCGTGTACAACAAACACGACTGGCTGGTGGAGCAGAAAGAGGCTTATGAAATGTATGCCGATAAAATATTCTGGCATGTTAAACAGCTCGGTTGACGCCGCCCTCTTCAATCCATTTCATAACTGCTTTACGGCTGTAGCGTGACGGATATGTGAGAACAGGATTGGGGAAACCACGTTCTTTGCGTAAGCGCCAAACAGCAGTTTTTTTCTTTTTGAGCAGGTCGAATACTTCCTGCTCCTCCATAAAATCAGTAGTAGTCATAAATACCTCATCAAAAATTACCGTTAAAAACACACGTACCACACCCGCCGCGAGCGCCTTCAGTGCATACATCGCAGCGATCTACTTTTTTGATTTTACCGTCTCCTCCTGCTGCATTGCTCCCTGCATGGCGGCGCGGCAGGCGTCTTCAATATGATTTCTAATACGTTTCCGGCATTCGTCCTGATTATCTGCGTAAGTAGACATTATTCCATCAACGGCAAGACTTATAGCCTCATCAGGAACTACCGGCGCTGGCGGGGCGGTGCGATACAGAAGCACATCACCCATCTCTTTTCTGGATGCTGGCCATACATCTGCATCAGCGCCAGATTTGAGATAATCAAGATTGGACTGGTCGATAACGCACACAGCCTCCGCTTCGAGCGATGCCAGCGCAATACGCGCCAGCTCTGCAATTTCTTCGCCGAGAATAGCCCCGACATTTTCACGTCTGGATAATTCCGTCAGTCTCTCTTTGGTGAATGTCATGGGTTAGTCCTCCCAGTCAGGCGTTCACGAATGGTTAGCTTGCGGGATGCGCGAAGTGTCTCGCTATCAGCGACCTCAACCACCACGTAAGCACATTCACAGAATGGCTTTTTTCGCTGGCTGGATAAGTAAGCTGCATCTTTCTCTGCCGATTCTCGGCATGTTGCTTCAAGCTGATGAACCGTGAATCCCTTGCTATGCACATGACAGCCGTGAATTACTGCGATATAACGAGCCATATCACTCTCCCTTAGCGGTGCCAGCGCCTGGCATATCGCACATGTTTGTCGGATGCGGGTTTTCGCGAATAATCCGTGCCATTCTTGCCGCCGGGGTTTCTGTCTCTTCGTTGAACTCACTAATAACAGCCGCCAGCTTTTCAGCGTCAGAAGGTGAAATATCCCCATCGATAAACATCACCGGCTTACGCTGTAGTGCTTCCAACTCAGCGATGCGAGTACGTGCTGCTGTGAGTTCGTCCATGTGCTCACGAAGGCTGTCAGTTGCTGCCTCCAGCTTGTCAAAGTCAGGGTTGAAGTTTGCCAGTTGAGCTAACTGGTCTTTCAGGAAGTCGATGCTCTTGTCTTTGGCTTCCAGCTCATCCAGCAGCGCCAGCACGGTGACGGGGTTGGCGGCGGCGATGAATGCAGCATCACGCGCTTCATTTTCACTGAACACCATGGCTATTTGCTCATTGTTCACGCCGTCAGTGGAGTAAATCTCATCGTCGAATTCAACGGCCCACTGACCTTTCGTAGCCTTCTCAGCCGCTTCACGTAATGCGCGTTTGTCGATGTTGCTCATTGGGCGGCCTCCTCGCAGACGTGCATTTCAGGCTCATCAGCCTTGTAGTAACCACCACAGATTTTGCAGGGAACTACCGGAACTTCATCGTAATTTGAGGTTCCAGTAATCATGATTTTTCTCCATGACGCTGCGCGGCGATAGCTTTGTGCTCGTCGATAATTTCCACGACTTCTGCATGGACCAATCCTTCAAGAGAGATAACACCTGTGTCGCTTATACCCGCCAGGCTGATCAGTTCTACAAGACGCCGCGCTTTCTTCACGCTAATTTCCGGCGCTATCACGCTGCGGGTAACTTTCTTCTTACCCTTTGCGGCAGCTGAAGCTTTATCCTTCTGAAGAACCTCACCGGCCTTTTCGCCGAACTCTTTTACACGATCAACTGCCACATCTACGGACACGGTCCCGGATTTAACTTCTTTCTGAACGTCATGGTTAGCTGTGCTAAGAAGCAGAAGCTTTTCGACAGTAGGAACAGACTTGTTGACTAGTTTTGCGATCTCGCTGGTGGTCTGGTTGAAAGCGTTATGCAACTCCTGAATAACTGCAGCCTGTTCCATGTCGGAGAGCGGCAGCTGGTTGTTACTGGTCATGATGCGCGCCAGGCGCTGAACATCGTTACCGTTGAACGGCATGATGTGAATGCGGTCCACTGGCTTGCCAGCTTCAGCGCAGCGCGCATAGCAGCGGCGACGGCGGTGACCTTCTACAACCCATACGCCACCTTCATCACGTGCGATAACTTCCAGCGGTGGAACTGATCCGCCGTTCATCAGGTAGTTGAACAGGTCATTGTCAGCCTGGCGGGTGCGTTCATCGTCTTCACGCTTGTTGAAACCTTCACGAACGTGGATATCTGAAAGAGCGATAAACATCCCGGTATCGGTGCGCTTAATTACACCGGCCTTGGTCATTTGCTTGAATGAGTTAGCCATTAGAGAACAACCTCGTTATTCAGGGAAATGACGACACGAGGCAGCTCACGGAGTTCTCGCTGAGCTTCCAGCAGGTGCATGTTGGTAGGCGTTTTGGTGTGGCGCTCTTCTATGCGTTCGCACTCTTTGGCCCAACTGGCAACATCCTCACGCAGGGTGGCGTTCTGCTCGGCCAGTTCCTTACGCTGCGCCAACGCTTCACAGAGCGCGACGCTGGTAACATCAAGGCGTGTAGCCAGTTCGTTAACCATCCAGCCGTAAGCGGCAGGGAGGAGAGGTGCGGCCTTACGAGCTGCGTCGATAAGCTGCTCTCTGGTCATGCGTGGTTGTAACTCGGTGACGTTCTGTGTGTTAGTCATGGATAGTTTCTCCGTGTTATACGCGCTCTGCACAGCGCTGAATTTTGGTTGCACGAATCCCGGCACTTGAATGCTGCCAAATTCGTATTTACTCATTAGGTATTAAAAATATTCGCGATTATCAGAACGAACGCGTTCGAGAATAATTTTTGCTTCATCCAAGGTTGGTGCAAGCAAGGCTTTTTCTATCGCTCTGGCAAAACTAATCGCATCGCATTCGTAACTGTCTGCCCGTGATTCCCAATCAGATGCCTCTTCTTCAGCAGAAGAAATACGGTCATCGTATTCATATTCCAGCTCGTGGCGAACCTCAGCGCGAAGACTTTCACGAATAATGTCTGACGCTTCTTCAAGTGGAAGGATGACCAGTAAATTTTCGGGCTGATAAGTACCATATTCAACAGCCAAATCATTTGTAGACATGCTACCTCCAGAAAAAGCGCCCGCAGCTGAGCGGGCAAATAACATTTTTCCAATCCAACCAGAACAGGCTCATCGTCTCCTGTTGGTTGAGATGGCGTTATTACCATCACCAAGCACCCTGAGGATGCTTGAGGCTGGCAGCCACAATCGACACTGCAATGTCGAAACGTTACTTCTCCACAATTGAGAGCGCGTTCTCCTGAGTTGATTTAACGACTACGGCCTCTCAAGTTGAACGCTGAACGCGCTTTCAGTTGTGTAAAAGGGGCGGTCGACATTAAGGACATTCAAAACTGCCGACCGCCAAGACTACACACAGCAATCAAAACTTTGCCTGTCTTTTCACCACATCAGGCTCGGTGGATCTGGCTATTCCCCAACAACCAGAGTTCAGTTAATCTGGATATCCCCAGCAACCACATGAGTACTTTTCAATGAAAAATTATTCAGATTATGAAGAGCGGCACATGTCTCCTTTTAAGAGACCTGAGCCACCAAAACCCAACGACGAAGACTGAGGTACCGCATGAACCGCGACGATATAATTTTTGATATTCATTATTCGCACTATCTGGAAAAGATGTTTGCCACCCTTACAGGGCGGATTGACCGAATAATTACGTTCATAATTATTTTGTCCGGGTGCGGCGTATTTGTTTCCGTGACTGGCTATTTTATTGTCGGCGCATTGATAGCTGCGTTGTCGATCTGCCAGGTTGTATTTCAGTTCTCCCGGGCGTCAGGTGTTGCGGCAGAGCATGCAAGAAAATACCTGGCATTGATCACAGATGAGCCAGCACTATCGAATGAGGAATTGTTGTCCCGCTTTAAACTTTTGCAGGATTCCGATTCGGAGCCATGGGGATCGCTTAAACCAGCCGCGCATAAACGCGCTTCAATAGTGCTTGGTCGCATTGACAATTCCCGTGCTCTCACTAGCAAAGAGGCTTTTCTCGCGAGGCTTGGGGGAGATCTTCCAGTATAGGATTTCAAGATGATTGAAAGAGCTGGTGGACATAAGCCAACACAACCACGGCCACCTGTCCAACCAAGTCCCCGCCCGCAGGGTTAGGGATATCCAGATTGTTAAAGAGCAAAGCGTCCTATGGGCGCTTTTTTATTTTCTGAATGCATCCTCGTCTCTTCCGAGGTGTCACACCTGATCGCCACGCTGGTGAAACGTCTCTGGCTGTCGTACACAACTGGCTTGCACATTCCGGCTACCCGCTGGATCGGGATACTGCCTAAGGAATCCCCGGACCGCTGCGGCACATGTGCCATATGCCGTACTGCAACTACCGATGGTCTTAAACATCATCACCCCGGCGCATAATGAGTATCACCAATAGTAATTAAATGGTCAACACCTGTAGTGATAAAAATATCACGCTTAGTGTTAACTTTATGATTAGTAAGATGAAAAAATATGCAAAAAAAGGAGCCGATTGGCTCCTTATTCGAAGATGGTTTCAGGCCATTGGGCCTTGACGACTTTGCCGATTATCCTGCAATTCTCATTACATTCAATGGCCTGATAGCGAGGGCTGGGGTTTAGAGGTTCGAGCCAGGGCTTACCGTCTTCACGAACAAATTTTTTAAAAGTCACCTCTGAATCGTTGAATATACCAGCAACACAGAAATCACCAGGCTCAACATCCTGCTCTGGATCTATGAGTATAAGCATTCCCTCAGGAAAGCTTGGCTTTACTCCTGGAGGCGCAGTCATTGAATGGCCAGATACCTCAAGCCAAAAGGCAGAATCACTGGCTTTAACTGTGGTTGAGACCCATTCCTTCGCGTCGCGTTCTGTGTATGAATTAACAGGGCAAAATGAGCCCGCCTGCACTTCAGTTAACAGTGGGTACTCATATACAGAGGAATGATTCCTTCCGTTCGCAATCGCCTCAAACATAGCTGATATCTCAGCTGCAAGGGAAGGACTGAAATCATCGACTTTTACTCCGAGAATTTTTGCGAACTGCGCGGCATGAGTAGCGTTGATAGCATTTGTGCCATTCAGTAACTGAGCGACACCACTTTGTCCCATACCCATTTGCTCAGCCAAAGTCTCCTGTGAGAGCCCAAGCGCTTTTTTCTTGGACTCAAAGATAGCTTTCAGCCTGTTGGCATCGGCGATTTGTTCGGCGGTCAATGGTTTCTTTTTCATTCTCATAATTTATCACCGCACGGCATAATCACCAATCACCGCTAGTGTTGACATATTTATCACTAACAGTGATACTCCTTATGTGCAAACCACGAGGAAAACCAATGAAGATTATTCCGCTCTCTGAATATGTTTTGGAAAACGGTCAGGCCAAAACCGCTGAGGCTCTTGGGGTATACCAAAGCGCCATCAGTAAAGCCCTCAAGCGTAATCGCCGGGTAAATATCCTGGTAAACGAAGACGGGAAAATTGAAGCCGAGGAAGTTCGACCATTCCCTAACAAAAACAAACCTGTTGATCCTGACATTGCAGTAACACCGTAACCCAGTAACCAGCATTTCGTAACTACCAAAGGAAAAACAACATGGTAGAGCCAAGCCTGAAAGAAGTAGTGAAAGCGATGTGTAAAGCGTACCCCGGAGGCCGTGAGGCTATGGCCGGTGCTCTCGGCATGTCAGTGACGCAGTTCAACAACAACCTCTACGAGAAAAACGGCTGTCGCTTCTTTGAAGTGAACGAGCTGGAAGCGATGGAAGACATTTCAAACACGTCTCTCCTGGCTGATTACTTTGCCCAACGTCGCGGCGCTTTGCTGGTGGACGTTCCGCAGCTGGAAGACCTTGACCGCGTGGACCTGTTTACTCGTGCCATGAGAACTGCAGCAGCACGCGGACAGGTTGATCAGATTATCCAGAAAGCCCTGGAAGATGGAGTTATTGAACCGCATGAAGCTGAAGAGATTCACGAACATCACCGCCGTCACCTGGCTGCGCGTGAAGAAGAAATCCGCGCGATTGTCGCGCTGTTTAGCCGTAAGAAAACCCAAAAGAAGTGACGCCCGCGAGTGTGCAGCTCCGGGCGTCGTGGCGTGTCGTATTCAGTGGAGAAACTAACGCATGAACAGTTTAAACCGATTGAGACCAGCGAAGCAATTCAGATGCCTTCCACTGGTGGGAAAAGATTCCCCGTTCGGCTATGTGGAGAGATTAAACAACCAGGCGGATGAGAACAACTACCAGCCTGAGAACGCGATGGTAGAGGCATTTGCACTGATGAACGAGAAGGGGCGTGAGGAATGGCTGAAGTTGACCGGCGATTCAGAGACCACAGAGGCATCACCGTCCACGTCATCAGGTGGGAGCCCGAGACTCGACGCGTTATATACCTTCGCGAAGGGTACGATCATGAGTGCTTCAGCCCTCTTGAGCAATTCCAGCGTAAATTTACAGAGTTAAAGGACGACCATGAGCACTAAATTAACCGGTTACGTTTGGGACGCTTGCGCTTCTTCAGGCATGAAGCTGTCCAGCGTTGCCATCATGGCGCGTCTGGCAGACTTCAGCAGTGATGAAGGGGTTAGCTGGCCTTCCATTGCTACCATTGCGCGCCAGATTGGTGCTGGTGAGAGCACGGTTCGCACAGCTATATCTCAGCTGGAAAAAGACGGTTGGTTAACCCGCCAGCAGCGTCGTAAAGGCAACCGCAATGCATCGAATGTTTACCAGCTCAATGTTTCGAAATTACAGGCAGCCGCCTTTTCTCACCTGTCAGAATCTGACGCGTCAAAATCTGATGCATCAAAATCCGACCCGTCAAAATTTGATGCGTCGAAAAACAGTAATAATGGCAGTTTTCACCCGTCAGAATCTGGTGGGGATCCGTCAGTAAAATCAACTACTGATCCATCAGATAAAAAACCTAATTGTCAGGTTGCGTCGCAACCCGACACTGCATGTGTCAATCAGGTTGATTTGATAACTGGTCAGGCAGTCTTAATCCTCAACCATCTCAATGACGTTACTGGTAAGACATTCCGCAAGGGGAAAAGCTCCCTGGATAATATTCGCGCCAGGCTTCGTGAGAACTTCACACACGATGAGTTGCTGTTGGTTATTGATTACAAGCACGAGCAGTGGAAAGACACGAAATACTACGAACACATGCAGCCTACAACTTTGTTCAGGCCAACGAAGTTCGAAGGATATTTGCAGAACGCGTTGCGCTGGAATAGCAAAGGCCGACCTAAGCGTGAGGACTGGGACGCTGTCCGCAAACAAGATCCATTGAAATTCGGTCAGCCAGACAAAGTCATCCCGGCAGGTTTCAGAGGAGCGAACTCATGAGCCTTCTGAAAGATATTCAAATTTTCATCGCTGAAAACCCTGGGTTAACTAACAAACAGATCGCAGCATCAATGCCCCAGTACGACGTTCACGCTGTTCAGCGCGGTGTATGCCATCTGGTCAAACTGAATCGTGCAACACGCCAGCATAACGGCAAGTGCTACCAGTATTTTGCCAAAGCGCCGGGTGGTGACGTTAGCGAGGGGCGTTCTGCACTGAAAATTAACAGGGCAGATACACCAGCTGTATCGGAACAGGAAGAAGCGCCGAATCCAGCTGTAACCAGGATGATGGATAAGGCTCAAGGCCTATTTGAAAAAGGGCTCTACCACCGTGCAGCCACAGTTCTTATGGATGCCTTCAACCGCTCCAAGAACGAAGAGCAGCGGATGAAGATACTGATTGAGCGTCAGCGTTGCCTGAGCATGGCGCCGAAAGTGAAAGCACCCTCTGATGCATGGTGTCTGGCTGGCCGAGCGAGGAATGTCTGATGAAATATTCACTGATTTACGCTGACCCAGCCTGGCTTTATGACAACAAAGCCAGTAACGGTGCAGCAGAAGATCACTACGACACGATGAAACTGATCGACATGAAGCGCTTACCGGTTTGGGACCTGGCTGCCGATGATGCAGTTCTGGCTATGTGGTTTACCGGAACCCACACCCGCGAGGCTATCGAACTGGCTGAAGCGTGGGGCTTTAAGGTCCGCACGATGAAGGGCTTTACCTGGGTAAAGTTCAACCCACTGGCAGAGCAGCATATCAACAAAGCACTTCAGGCAGGGCGTGTGGAGGATTTTTACGACTTCCTCGACCTGTTGAACGTACAAACACGCATGAACGGCGGGAACTACACCCGAGCCAATACCGAAGACCTGCTAATCGCCACCAGGGGAAATGGACTTGAACGCAAGTGCGCCAGCATCAAGCAGGTTATCTACAGTCCACTCGGTGAGCACAGCCAGAAGCCAGCAGAGGCGCGTTTCCGTCTGGAGAAGCTTTACGGTGATGTTCCACGCATCGAACTATTCAGCCGTTGCGGTGCGCCTGGCTGGGACCACTGGGGAAATCAATCTGAATCACCAGCCGTTGAGCTTATACCGGCAGTTGCCGTTCCCATGAAAAAACTACAGGAGCGCGCCGCATGAAAAAACTATCTACCGAGCATGAGAACGCTGTGCGTGATGTAGCCCGTCAATGCAACGATGCCATCAAAAAAGCCCTAAAGCAGAAGCCAAAGCCAAGCTGGAATGTCGTAGTGCCTCCGATCCTGAAGGAGTACCACGAGAAGGTTAAACCGATGGGTGTAAGCCTGGTGATGTTCAACAGCGTAATCGGACGCCTGAACGGGCGTTATGGAGTCGAGTCATGATCGAATTAACGCCGCGTCAGAATGAAGTGTTCGAAGCTATCAAGGTACATATCGAAAAGGCTGGCTTCCCACCTACGATGCTGGAGCTTGCCGGATTAATTGGCTGCGCATCACCGAACGCTGCTGTAGCGCACGTGAAGTCACTTAAGAAAAAGGGTTACATCACTGTTGCTCCTGGCGCAGCCAGGGGCATTACCGTCGTCAAAACGGAATGGGATGCAGATCCAGTAACGATCATCAAAGAGCTGCTATCCGGCGGAGACAATGCCAGAGATAACGCTGTTGAATGGCTGAAAAAACAGGGAGTAAGTTTATGAAACTGGTGCTCCCGTTCCCACCGAGCGTAAACACATACTGGCGAGCCCCGAATAAGGGGCCATTAAAGGGCCGCCATTTGATCAGCGCCAAAGGCAGGGCATATCAAAGCGCGGCCTGTGTCGCCATTGTCGAGCAGCTTCGCTTCCTTCCAAAGCCATCAACAGCCCCGGCTGCCGTCGAAATTATATTGTACCCACCAGACGAACGCCGCCGCGACATCGACAACTACAACAAGGCTCTGTTTGATGCGCTTACGCATGCTGGCATTTGGGAGGATGACAGCCAGGTGCAGAGAATGCTGGTGGAGTGGGGGCCGAAGGTACCGGGTGGACGTGTAGAAATATCGATCAAGAAACATGAACCTCTGGCGGGTGCAGCCGCCTGATAAGTGGAGAAGAGCATGAATCAGATGAACATCACCGTAACGTGTCCAACGCACCATGCCGCCGCAATAGGCCATCAGATAACGATGTCCAGTCGTGAAATTGCGAAGCTGGTCGATTCCCGTCACAGCAATGTCTGCGTAACCATCGAGCGACTGATGAAATCCGGCGTTATTGGGGGGTATGCTGCAATGCAGTACACCCATCCTCAGAACCAGCAGACTTACCATTACTACGAAGTTAACAAGCGAGACAGTTATGTGATCGTCGCGCAGCTGTGCCCGGAGTTTACAGCCCGTCTGGTTGATCGCTGGCAGGAACTGGAGAGCGGGGCCGGGATGGTTGTTCCCCAAACACTCCCTGAAGCACTCAGGCTCGCGGCTGATCTTGCTGAACAGAAGCAACGTCTGAGTGAAGAACTGGCAATAGCCGCACCGAAGGCTGAATTTGTTGATCGCTACGTCAAAGCTACTGGGTCAATGACATTCCGGCAGGTTGCCAAGCTCCTTAACGCCAAAGAACCCGAGTTCGCGATGTTCCTCATTGAGAATGGCATCATGTACCGCCTGAACCGCGTGCTTACTCCGAAGAGTAAACACATCGAAGCAGGCCGATTTGAAGTTAAGACCGGGACCACCAACCAGACCAACTATGCGTTCAATCAGTCTCGTTTCACGGCGAAAGGGGTGCGCTGGATAGGTGGACTTTGGGCAGAACATGTCGCTAAGAGGCAAATTGCGTGAGAGCCATACTGACACCAGAAATTGCACCAATGACTGGAGTGGTTCTGTTCCGTCCTGGTACCGAACTGCTCTGGCTATTCCGTCAGGGAAGGGTAGTTATTGAGCCACCATCCGAAGCCATCCAGCATCTGCCATCTGGATTAATCCCTGAATCCCACCAGCCCCTGACTGACGATGCCAACATGCAGGCTATTTTCGTTAACGAGAGGGTCATTCAGCGAGCTGGTGGATTGAGTAGCCTTGATGCCTGGCTGGAGAGAAAATTTGAATGCCAGTGGCCTCACACTGACTGGCATGCCAGTGACTTTACGGTAATGCGCCACGCTCCGGGGAGCATTCGTCTTTGCTGGTCGTGTGATAACCATTTACGTGAGCAAACCACTGAAAGACTGGCAGGAATTGCCATGCAGAACCTGGTAAAATGGCTGCTGGAAAGGGTAAATATTGATTTAGGTTTCAGCCCTGACCACACTCTTTCGCTTCCTGAGTTCTGCTGGTGGATGGTACGTAATGATCTGGCTGACCTTGTTCCTGAATCAGTGGCGAGTAAAGCACTCAGAATCAAGCCAGAACAGCACAGTTCAGTGATGAGGGAAAGCGACATTGTCCCGTCATTACCGGCTACGCAAATCTTTCAGGAGAAGGCAAAAAAGATAGTGGCGGTGAAGGTCGATCCTGAAACGCCGGAATCTTTCATGCTGAGGCCAAAGCGCCGACGCTGGGAAAACGAGAAATACACCCGCTGGGTGAAGTCGCAGCAGTGCTGTTGCTGTAATAACCCGGCAGACGACCCCCACCACCTGATAGGCCACGGGCAGGGTGGAATGGGTACTAAGGCGCATGACCTGTTTGTGATACCGCTGTGCAGAGCGCATCACGACGAGTTACACGCTGATCCTGTGGCATTTGAAGCGAAATACGGCGACCAGTTGGTGCTGTTGTTTCGGTTTTTAGATCGTGCGCTGGAAATCGGCGTACTGGCGTAAGTGGAGACGCAAATGATCAATCCTTCAGAAGTAGGCAAATCCGGCGAGTTGGTTCGCCTTCGCACTCTCGAAAGTATCTGGGTACAGGGAAAGCTCCGCATGTGGGGCCGCTGGTCTTATATCGGTGGTGGCTCGGGCGGAAACATGTTCAACCAGCTGCTGGCATCCGGGAAAATAACCAAATCCGCCATCAACGATGCGCTGCGCCGCATGAAGAAATCCGGCATCACTAAACCCGAGCTGGAAGCATACCTTCGTGAAATTCTCGACAGTAAAAACAAAACTGGCCTGGCGTTCTGCTCAGACGAGGAGGGGCTAAAGATTGACGGCGTTATTGCTGCGATATTGATGAACGAAGAATACCATGGGCTGTATAGTGTGATTGTTGATCGTCATCGTCTGCGTAAAAGCAAACTCCAGATGGCTAAAGAGCTTAATTCAAAACACCCCGGCTGGACCCTTATTACATGCCGTCGTCGTATTGATACATGGGTTAGTCTTGCAGAATCGATCCTTTACGCACCACTTTGTGACGCATTCGCCACAAATAGCGACAGATTTACGTTGCAGAGTGAGCAGGAAAGTGCTTAAATTGTGGTAGGCTCGGGACAGTAAAGCGTACTGAGCAACAAATCAAAACATAAACCCGCCACTGCTGCGGGTTTTTTATTTTAAGGGCTGCCTCCGGGTGGCCTTTTTTGTTTCCCCTCGTTCTGAGAGGACTCACGGCAATAAGAGGGGGCTAAATGTCCGATCCTGTTTCTGGCACTACGGTAGCGGCTGGTGGTCTGATGGGGGCCAGCATGTTCGGCCTGGCAACCGGCATTGATTATGGTGTGGTGTTTGGCGCATTCGCTGGTGCAGTGTTCTATGTCGCTACGGCGGTTAATATCAGCCGCCTTAAGCTGGTGGGCTACTTCATCACCTCATTCATCTTCGGCGTTATTGGCGCTCCACTTCTTGGCTCTTACTTCTCCAAATGGACGGGGTATAGCGACAGGCCACTTGATGCGCTGGGCGCGGTAATCGTAGCCGCTATTGCGATTAAGCTGCTGACGTTCGTCAACAGCCAGGATTTGGGTAGCCTGTTTGGAATTCTCTCTCGTTTACGTGGAGGAGGGACCAACAATGGTAACAAGTGATCCGAGTGCAATGGCGAATGCCATCATCTGCGGGGTAATCGTTCTTGCCCTCATGTTTTACCAGCGTGGAGGGGCGAGACATCGTCCACTGATATCGCTGATGGCTTATTTCACGGTGCTGGTTTATGCCAGCGTCCCTTTCCGTTACCTGTTTGGCCTGTATCACGAATCGCACTGGTTTGTGGTGCTTGTGAACGTTCTGATTTGCGCTGCTCTTCTCTGGGCACGGGGAAACATGGCGCGCCTGATTGATGCACTGAGGCACTAATGAACCAATCACAATTTCAGAAGGCGGCTGGTATCAGCGCCGGGTTAGCTGCGCGCTGGTTTCCACATATCGACGCTGCCATGAAGGAATACGGCATCACAGCACCGCTTGACCAGGCCATGTTTATTGCCCAGATGGGGCACGAAAGCACCAGATTTACCCGGCTGGTGGAAAACCTGAATTACGCGGCTGAAAACCTGGTACCGACGTTCGGTAGCCACCGCATCACGCAACAGCAGGCCGCCGCACTTGGCAGAACGGCAACGCAACCGGCAAACCAGAAAGCGATCGCCAATCTGGTATACGGTGGTGAGTGGGGAATAGAACACCTTGGCAATCAGGTCGCTGGTGATGGCTGGAAATATCGCGGTCGCGGCCTGAAGCAAATCACTGGGCTCAGCAACTATCGCAGCTGCGGTCATGCTCTAAAACTTGACCTTGTTACCCATCCGGAGCTGCTTGAACAGGATGAATACGCCGCGCGCTCAGCTGCATGGTTCTATTCGTCTCGCGGTTGCCTGCTTCATTCCGGCGACGTGGAGCGCGTGACGCTTCTTATCAATGGCGGCAGAAACGGACTGGATAAACGCCGCGCGCTGTTCAACCTGGCGAAATCCGTTCTGGTGTGAGGTGAATGTGGGTATCGAAACGATAATAGGGCTGGCCGCACTGGTCATTTCCGCCATTGCCGGCGCTTTTGGTCTGGGTCATATTCGCGGCACCAGCAAAGCGGAAGCGAAAGCCGACCAGCAACGCTCCGAAGATAACGCAGCTGCAACGGTCGCAGCAGCTGAACGCCGGATAGATGCAACGAAAGAGGCCAGCAATGTACAGCAGACTGTTAACCATATGCCTGGCGACGATGTTGATCGCGAGCTGCGGGACAACTGGACCCGTAAGGGTTGAGGTAGTGGACACGGCTTGCGACTGGGTTAAACCCATCTACGGCACAGCGCACGACTGGGATGTGCTGGATCGCCAGACCAAGAAAGACATCCTGGCGCATAACAAAGCGTGGCAGGCTAACTGCCAGAAACAAACCAGCGCCTCGCAATAGCGGGGCTTTTTACTATCCGAGGAAACCCCATGACCGTTCGCGCTAAATTCCGCTGCCACTTTATTCAGAAAGCAGATGGCGATTCACACCGTACAATTCACATGAGCCCCGTGACCGCTGACACAGAAGAAAACAAGTCATGGTCAAAGTACACGCCTGGCGGCCAATTGCAGCTGGTTGTCTCGAACCCGGCTGCATTCGAACAGTTTGAGCAGGGCAAAGAGTACTTCATCGATATTCAACCAGCGCAGTAACCATTACAAAGCTCATCTGCGGGTGGGCTTGATAATGGTTATCCCCTCAAGCGGATAAGCTGACAAATATCCCGTGTAGGGGATAGTCATTACAGCAGGCATTCACTGAGTGCCTGTGATAAAGCTTTCAGATACAATCACCTCAAAAAAGTGGGGTGAGTATGAATTCTGATTATATCTCTTACGAAGCGTTAATTTCAGCCCGTGAAACTGCATACTGGGCAAAAGTATCTGCATACGGGGCTTGGTTTTCAGGAGTGGCTACTTTTTTAGCTGTTATCACTTCGCTGTTCATTGCTTTAATCAATCGAAGGGCTTTTATTGGAGGAAAGGTTAAATTCGGGCGTATCATGTCTGATGATGATGACCGGAGGCTGATAGCAATAACAGTTGTTAACCGTTCATTGCATTCGATAAAAATCAAAGCCATTTACTGGTATGTTGGCGGAGAAATTGAGCTTCAACAGCTATTTAGGAATAAAGAGTCTGATCGACTTCCTACTCGTTTAGAAAACGGAGATGAAGCTAATTATCGAATTATTATTGATGCTGATGAAGATTGGTTCAAAAGAATGGCCGTGCGGTTGAAAAAGCTAAATTTTCATCCAAATAAAATCCGTTGCGTTATAACACTTTCAACTGGTGAGCGATTTCGCTTAAAGGTGGATAAACGGCTAAAAGAAAAAATCCTTCAATACATGTAATTGATCAAAAACGGGTCGCGAAAGCGACCTTTTTTATGCGCATCGCACGCGCACATCAAAGAAAGTCTTTCAGCTGTGAGCCTGGGCAAACCGTTAACTTTCGGCGGCTTTGCCGTGCGACAGGCTCACGCCTAAAAGGAAATAAATCATGGGTCAGAAAATCATTACGTTGTCCGGCGCTGCGACGGATGTTCTTTATGCGCTGTTTTTTCGTGGTGCGTTGACTGGTGGAGATCTGCCATCTAAATCTGGCGCAGCTGAGCTTCGAGAACTGGGGTTTGCTGAAAGTCGCCATACCGCTACAAAATATCACGAGAAAAACTTCTTCACGTTCCTGACTGCTGAAGGGCAGGAGTTTGCCATTAAGCATCTGGCAAATACTCGCTTTGGTGTTCCCGCTGGTGGT